ACGACATAAGTCGCAAACATCCTTAAAACATGACGACTGGTTCCAATAAAAAATTCAATTCAGGTGCAAGCACCTGTACTGTGTATAAAACTTGGAATAGTATTCATGATTGACATAAGGTGTTTGCGGCTTGGAAAAACTCAATGAGAAAAAACGTCCGGTCGCCCCGGCTCACACCATCACAGATGCACTCAACTTCCCTTACTATTAAAATAGCCCATTGTGGTGAAGGGTTGGTTGATATTGTGCAAATCAATGGATAGATTTATACGTTTATTTTGGTGTTAAGGACACATGGCCTGATTTTGAGTGGTTTGTCTTCCAGAAGTGCATGAGTTAAGCGCCGTCAGCGGGCATAGCGACGAAAACTCGGACAGTAGGCACATTGAGGAAATGGAAAAGATTAAAATCTGTCCCAATCCCAACATAATGCCAAATCTTGACTGCCTTATCGACTGTAGACCCATCTGGGAGACCACGGGTCACCCCGTATTCCCAGATGTGAGAGTCGATGGCACTCTCATCTTTAATGGAGAGTGCTGTTGCATTTCCTGGCTCTGTAGTTTGAAACCTGTATTTTGAATACATAGGTAACTGAACACTGAGACCAGCATTGGTACGTTGATTGGTTAGAGCACTACCTGAAACGCCTGCCTTACAAAATTCCTTGTAGAACCTTGAAGAGCGTGAGGTGGGGCCTATCGTCTCTGTGTAGCTTTGGGTATATGCTGCACTAGGGATGGTAGTTGTGTCACGGTAAACTCGCATGTGACTACAAGCATCTTTACCATCAACGTTGATGGTCCATTGGATCGAACCGCGCATGCCAATGAAGGCAGGAGCGACCCAATTGATGGGTGTGTTATTACAATAATTGAACTTAAAAGTATCAATAGGTTCCAACAGACCAACGGCTTGGTGTATCCCATTAGGATCATAACCAAGGTAGGGGGGTATGCGACCCAGTTTTTCCACGTATAAACTGTTGTCTGCAACCCCCGGGATAACAGGCTGACTCACAAAAGATAGAGACTGCCTGCGCATCAACTTGCGCAATGACTTGATATTCTCACCGAAATTGATGAGATACAGGTCAGGATGTGGCATTTTGGTAGATGTGCCAGCAATAAGCGGCATGGGCTTGCCATATACATCACCACTCTGCAAGTTGAAAGTTGTTGCATCTTGAAGATCGGTCGGGTTCGCGACCTCAAAATTTTCGGCTGCTCTCACAAAGACTAGAACAGGCACAGATGTACCCGCCACTGGACCAGTGAGATTAGTTTGCACCCTCATTGTGATAAACCCATTATCGAATAGCGCATTGTAACTCCAAGATGGAGAACCAGATGTGCTGAATGGGATTCCACTCGATGTGATATCATTGCGCACCTGCTGAAAAGCAGTTGCTTGCTGGTAAGGTACACGGATTTCAATGTCCGAGTCCACACCAAGATCCACAATTTGGGTCATGACAACAGTTTGGGAAGTTGCGTCGGTTACAATGTTTTGCCCTGATGTGCCCGAGGGATCGTATGAAATACGAACTCGGCCTTTATGATAGGGACTTGCTACAAACTTGAAGCGGAAGATAATATCTCCCCTCCAATGCTTGAACAATTGTGCGACCCAACAAACTGGTGTCATGTATGCGCGCGCCACGAAACCACTCTCTGCATCATACAGAGTAGGATTTACTCGTGAGGAAAACAAAATGTCATCAACAATATCTGAATCGTCCCACATGGCTGTAGTTAAATAGGACTCTCGGCTTGCGAGATTGCCTATAGCGAGTTCATCAATTGCTGGTAACCCAAGGACGCTGGGATCTACTGTGAGTTCATTCTTCGAATCTAAAGTCAATTTTTCAGTAGGGTATCCAATGTCCGTGGCAGCCAAGCGTGGGAAAGGTGATGGACGCACAGGTTCTGTATTAGATAGGACAGGTACATTAGTCCACCCAAACAGAGAAGCAATAGCAGAGACTGCGCTTGCACCTATGCGAGTTGCAGTGGCGAATCTTCCAATAATAGGAATATTTTCAAACCACTTAGCTCCACTAGCAATAGCAGACGCTGGTGCGGAAATCACACCATTGCCATACTCATCACCAGATTGTAGAGCTAGACCAACTGTCGGTCCTGCAACCTTTATGTCTTCTGCCCACGCATATACTTGCACCGAAACACCAACACCACTAGCACCATTTGCAGAACGTAGGGTTGTGAAGTTGATAAATTTCAACTCACCCATATTCTCCAAATCTGTGAGAGAGAGTGCATTCAACCAATTCTTGTAATAAAAAAAGGGAAGCGTCATCGTGTCACCTTTGCACTCTTGCGGATAAATCCACATGTGCGGACGCTGGGAAAGAGGGATAAAATACCTCGTTCCAGCATCATTCTTGATGGTACTTGGTGTATAGCTTTGTAGGGGTTGGTAAGTGCCAAGCGTGGCTCCATAATAAAATGGAGATGCGTTGATAAGCACCTTCACCTTCAACTTAGCTTGCAAAAAAGCAAAGTTATTAAGCTTGTGTTTGATGCGGGAGTCGCCAAAAAACAACGACCATGGTTTAATTGTGGTCGTCGTTCCTACGGCGTCTGACTCACGCCATGTGTAGCTAGCAATCCGCACTGGTCGCGACAAAAATTGTGCGAGACCAATGGCTTCGGCGCCATCCATTGCAGAGATTCCATCATAAGATTCGTCCAAGCCAACATCCAGGCCACTGTTCTCATCAATAAATTGAGTGGTTTCTTGACCAGTAACTTGTGGGGTGGATTGAGCGGCATCAATTACGATATCACTCTGCAACTGAAACTTACGTTTCTTGGACACATGGGGTGTATCAGGTTTTATTTTAGGCTCATAAGCATGAACGTTGCCAAATTCGTTCATGTGCGAAGAAGATACTCCGCTCTCAGCGTTTGTTTTCAGTACAAACACGCAACTGGCCTCACTTTCACGGGTGAGACATCCTCCTTGTACGTTCGAAGCTAATTATAATCCCGGTGGCTAGCAAAGCCGTGCGGGATATAGTTTTACATCATTTCGGATGGTTCTTTCTAGTTTTTACCGAACCAGAGCGGCTTGTGTTCACGTTGTAATTTTACGTGCGTGGAATTCTTCCAAAAATCGTGACACAAACTCTCCCAACTAGGAAGAGTAGAAGCTTCGACATATGCAGTCAGGTCGTTCTCAATGATGATATCACCAAACATGCGTTTCTTCTCTTGGTACACATCCTTACCATAGAAGAAATATTCCCGGAGTGCTGTGGAAATGACGCTGATTGCATGGGCCTCACCCGCCACAGTGCCCTTATCTACACAGGTAGTCAACATCTTGCTGATGGACGAGTGGTCAAGAGGAGCCAGGTATGCACCCACATCTTCATCCCAGCGCCAAGTGCGTTTCAAAAACGAGCACTCGTCAATAGTGATGTAAGGTACGCTCTTGGCTTCCTTGTCAGCCATGGTGTAACCAATACTGACGTCAGCAAGAACCTTTTGCACAGCACAGTGGTTGAACCAAGGAACTGAGGAATCAACACCCATGGCATTGTCATCGCCATATGTGATCAAAGCAACAAATTCCTTGAAGCGCTCAACACTAATCCCATGTGGTTCACCCAGAACGGCAAAGCAGTAGCGCATATAAATAGCGTTTGCTAGACCGTTAATGATGACCGTGAGTGGGTGACCAGACGGGTTGGATCCATAAAATTCAATGAGATCACCGTTGAAATCAACTGTGGGAAAAGCAGTATCATATGCAATACCCCGAATGACCAAAATATCCAACTCAGAATACCCAGCTTGGCGACAAATGGATTCGATAACTGTGAATGCTGCTAGAATGACTGAAGCTGGCATGCGCTTGTCAAACTTTTCGTAATCACCAGCAATAATACGATCCAAACCAAATTTTACCAGGTGTTCGCGGATTTCCTCCCATTCAAGGGATTGTGCCACAGTACCTGGGCCAGACTCAAATAGGAATCTGTTATTCTGGATCAACATCACAATGGGTAGCAGATATTTGCGAACCACAATACTCCACGCCATCTCACTTCCACAGAAAACACGAACTTTGCCCATAGCTATATGCTTAAACTTCTTGGGTTCGTCTTTCAGGTGTCCACAAAACTGGGCGTGCCAACGCTTGCCTTGGTGATAGGATTCGATAATTGCATCGACACGTTCCCATATTTCAGGAGTAGCATCAACCCAATCAGTACCAGGTGGACCTTCAATAGGTGTCAGGAATTTCCTCTTAGACTGCTTCAAAGGTGCTCCGGCACTAGTGTTTCGATTCATCTTGTCACAGTAGAGTAAGCCTTGCACACCGTTGAGGGTTGAGCAGTTGTCCATGACCTTGACATCTTGAAGAGCACCTTCTGGTAATCCCTTAAGAATGTCGTTGGTGAAGGCTGCTGTGCTGGCATCGAGAACATCATTATTGAGAAGCAAGACTGGGTCCATCATTTCTTGAAGTCCACGCCACCAGGGCATGTAATTCATGACGGGTTTGCCAAACTCAACAGGGTAGCCACGTTCAATCATGGACTCGCGAATAACCGTAGGAATCACCTTTGAAACATTTTTGGCGCGAAAATCGGTGAATGATCCATATACAGCAGCAGTTCCCGTCTCGGAAAAGAGCACTGGACTCTTCTTGTCAAGAGGTCCGATAAATCGTTCCTTAGAAGGCATAGAAATAGGAATACTGCTGCGTTCGATATTGACAGCCTTGAAGAAATCCAGAGCATCATCAATGTCTTCCTTGAAAACTTTGATAGCCACACACTTGGCTTTATCTCCAGCGATGTGGATTCCCATAATTACGGGGCCAACATTTGTCTTAGTGAACAATACACTACCACAATCACCTTTTTCAGTCTGTGGCGATGCAAGACCCTTCCAGCAAGGCATGGGAAAAGCACCCAAATTGAAGATTCCGTCTCGGATGTTGTCAACTTGTTTGTTGAAGAGAACACCGTGTTTGTCTTTCCCGATGTATTTACCTTTGAACACACCCTTCAAACTTTCGCCTGAGAAGTATGGTGCCAGGTTGTAAACGGGGGGGCGATTCTTCAGATTGAAGAAGATCAAATCTTTTTCCGGAATGTGATAAACCATAGAACGAGTGATCATCATAGGCTTGGAGTTGGTGGAAACAGTTTTAGCACTCGAGTCGATTATTTTGATGTAGAACGGGAACTCGAATGGAATACTATGGCGGTTTAGCATGTGCAGTTGCCCACAAACACGCACGCACACATTAGATTTCCAGTGCGTATCAACTCCTTCAACTGGCATATTCTGTGTAGCCAAGATGTGACACAAATTTTCTTCAATTTTGCGTTCCAATATGTCACCACCTTGGTAGCTGCGAGCCTGTTGAGAGATATCCATGTTGGCCACTGTAAATGGATCGTGATGGTAATATTGTTTCTTTTCAGATTCCTTGGGCTCTGGCTTGACACCAGTTTCACTGGAGATACCCGCTTCATACTGAAATGCCTCCGAGAAAAAACCAGAGGCCTTGATCAATAAGATGAGACCAGCCAGTCCACTAAGTGCGAAAACTATTTTGCGCATCATGGGGGTTCCGCTGAGCATATACTCAACTCTATGGCCCATACAGGCCATTGCCACCTTAGCACTATCAAAAGTGCCTAGAAGGCGGTGCCCAATGCGCATTTTCCAAAGCGAACCAAAGAAGTAACACAATATAGCATCAAAGTACGACCCACCATACCCGTACAAACACAACTGCATAAAAAACCAAAATTTGAGCTGAAACCAAAGGTTTTGTTGACCAATGACTTGCCTATCGGCTTCTGCAGGGTTGTAAATGTGAAGATCATCCCTGTGTTCACCCTCCACATCCGAAAAGCTGAAGTAGCAGTGGTGATCAATCTTGTGCTTACACCAATAACACACCTCGTTTGCGATAGAATCGCGCAAATAACAAGGGTGTAAGTGTACGTGCTCAAGACCAGGGAACGGGAGACTAATGGTCGCGCCTTGGAGGGCTTGTGCCACCAGTTCATCCACATCATCCTCCTCAGGAGCAGGAGGACAGATACAATTGACCTTACGGCAAGTGCGACATATGACAACGTTCTTCAACTGTTCTGCGCATCGCATTGCTCGATCTTGTGTGGCTTCGTGGAGTACTGATTGCTGAGCATACCAATCAAGAAAATCATTGATATTCGTGAAAGTGTGGATCTTCTTGAGAGCAGCCCGGGCATCTTTCTTTGCTCCGGGTTGTGCTGGTACGCATTTCTTTACAATAATGTGCCAAATATCCGGGTAACGACCCTCCACCATAGGGGGGAGGGCACTCGTGTTAAGCATTCCGTTGCTGTCGTATTCAGGTTTGGGTGACAGTTCAATTACGAATGGAAAACGGCGGTTAACAGCAAGTGGACAACTAAAGATCGCTTCGGTGTTCAACATCTCAGTATTGGTAGTAGCAAGGAGTAGCTTACAGGTCAATGGTGTCTTGCCTTTATCAGCCAAATCGGCTTGAGTAGGCACAAATGGAACACCGTTGTTCACCTGTAGCATTTCAATCATGCTTTGAGGCGGGATGTTGCTGCCAGGTCTCTCAAAAGCAATATCATCAAGGAGGACCCCCCACTGTGTAGAATTGAATCCACTCCAAAAGGGGTCAGCGGCATTACGTACGTACAAATATTCCTCATCCACAGGTAGGCCAAAAACCTTACCGTAGTGGACAAAGCAAATCTGCTTGAACATAGTTTTCCCTACAGAAGAACCACCGAAAATAAGCATTGCAAAAGGTGGTTTGCGGGATTTTTGTGCGGACTTCTTGGTGATCTGATTGGCTTCAATGAGTTGTAGGTCATGTAGCAAACTGCTCAAGATCTTTTTCTCAAATTCACCGATGGACATACTGAATTTCTTGATCGATTGACCTTGTTCAATAGTATCCTTCAGATTGCTGAGGAACTCAAATTGATTGATCCCATGTGGTTCAGGGTTTGATAGGAATTGGGAATCAAATTTCAATTTGTTGGCACGAGAGAACCATTCTTCATATTTGGACCCGCTGTGGTAGAGAGGTTGTAGTGATCCAGAAGTGAAACACTGTGTTCCTTTTTGGCACAAGAAAACGAGTGTGTCGAGGAAACAATGGATCATATCAGGTCCAAGATGAAATTCACGTTTGATGGCTTCGCTTTCCAATCTCTTATAGCCCAAAGTGTCAAAAGTAATTCCTGCAAAGGAAAATAAAGACAAACTAAGAGCGTACATGCCGAAGCGATAAAGCTTGGTAAAGACTGGAAGTTTCTTCAAATTGGCATAACTGTCGAGGTAGGTGCGAGCATCTTCGAACATATCATCGCCTTGAAGTTGTGCACCCTTGCGTGAACTGAAATACAGTCCAAACAGTTCTGCACCAAAAGTGGTGAGAAGGGTGACAACGTCAATCTTTGAGCCTCGCAATTTTGCAAAATTTGCAATAGCGAGGTAACGATCGAAACGTGTTGGTGAGCGAACTAGTTGAATGAGGAAAATGGACACATCCTCAACTAGTTTCACTAAAGGGGCATTATTGGGGTCCACTTTCACATACTGACCAATTAGCGGTGTGTCCACATATTTTTCTTCACCCATGAGAAAACCTGCGGCATTGGATAGCATCGTTGTGAATGATGCTGATGCGGCTTGGGTAACTTGGGTAGAGACAGGTGTGGATGAAAATTCCGTGAAAAGAGTAGCCGCCCTATCTAGAGACGACGCTGTGGACAGCGGCTCCGATGGGGGCGGGGTGGTAGTACCGACGATTTCGTCACCGAAGATCGTACGGGCCTGAAGTTGGAGAGTATCAACGTCCTCAAAGAGGATGGAATCGTTGATATCTTTTCTAAGCTTTCGCTGGGTGCGCGATCGCTTGTGGGCTTGAGTTTCATGCATCAGAAACATTTCTTGTTGGGAAAGATCTGAATCGATGATGAGGGTGCGTTGTTGGTTGTTAGAAGTGATAAGAAACATGATGGCATGAACAATCTTCTTTTCTCTCATGCGGGCACGGGCGCCGGCTGAGACGAGGAAACCCTTGACGTAATAGACCAATCCATCCAGAGCCATAGAGGCTAAGCGACTTCGGTCAAGGCCTTCTACTGCAAACGAGCAGCACCATTAATAACGCATCAGTGCCAAACCGTGAGTGTTGGGCGGGGACTACCGTATGTCCCAGGCCCTCAGCACGTAGAAACTGAGGTTAAGTTCGCAATCATTGGGGTGATCTTTACCCTATGCAAACATGTCGATGGTAGCGAATAGTATCTCGCACTTTTGGGGCTTGTGCCCCCGTAAAGAGTGTGTGTGGTATCAACCAAAAAGGGATGCCACGCACGAGGGGCTTTTCACCTGCAGCTCCATCTTCGCGAATGGAGTATACGCGCATTTGTCAAATGCTTCTACGACAATAAATAATAAACGCAAGAACGTTGAAATAAAAATAAACGCATGAATGTTGAAATAAAAATAAACTCAAAAACGATACAAAGTATACAATATATAAATAAACGTTACAACATATAACGCTACAACAAATAACGTGAGGCTTTTCACCTGCAGCCCGATCTACATGAATCGGGTATACATGAGCTTGCTAGGCTCCGTGCACACTTAGAGCGCCGCATAAAAGCGGTAGTTTTCCTGAGTGGCGTCAGGGTGGAGTGAGTATAAGGATTGAGTGGACTCCCATCGTCCAAACATCCGGGGTAGCGTCAACGATATGGTTACAGACAGTGCAGATCAGAGTCTGTACCGAGTATATCAGAGACTAGTCTTCGCATATCTCGCAAAGTTAACCTGAACATGACTGGCTCTTAACCAAAAGGCATGAGGATAAACCCTGCAATGTTTTGCAAACAAATCGTTGCGCGGTTCGGGTGGGTGTTGGTAACCCACCACGAGGCTTTTCACCTTCAGCTCTTTATCTTATGGCAACAGTGTTGGTAACTGTCACCTAACCCGTACAAAAGAGTACAAAAACGGGGAGGGGGGGGCTTGTGGCGATTTTCAAGTTCGCCGGAACTAGTGGAAAACGCGTTGTCGTGAGGAAGAGATTTTCACACGATACATGTCTAAAACAACAGTGTAAGTCTGGGTACAACGTGATATACACGCGGTAGTCCATGCTTATTAATGCTAGACAAGTGGCGTGCCATGGGTTGGACACATCAAAACAACTAACGGAGGGATATAAAATCCCTC